CCAGTTGATTTTAATTTTTCTGCAAATTCTACTACTGGGTCAGATTCTCCATGAGTTACTGGTGAAAGATAGTTTCTTTTACCTAGATCATAGTGAAAAAATAATTCTAAGAACGGGTTATCCGTATCGTGTTGGTAAGGTACTATTCTTACTTGATTTTTACCTGGACTTGGTTTCCATAAGCTGGAAGTCCTTGTTGTTTGAGACTGTAAGTCTCCGAGTTTTTTGCGTATTGCATCTAAGTCAATTGCCATTTTTTTTCTCCTGTTTTAATTATTATTAAGTTAATATAATAAAAATAACTTACATTATAAAACTTCTTGTAAGTTATTTTCATATTTTTTTAGGTACGATTGTACCGTTAATTCTTTTGCTTTTGCTTCAACTACTACATCAATGTCTAGGCCATAGTCTTGAATTTCTTCTATGATGTAGTCTGAATGAGCTTGTACTTTTATTTTACTAACTTCTTTATGCATTTTTGCAATAGTCGGCCAGTCTTGTAAAGTATGTTCTGTTATATTATTTTTTGACATTATATCTTCTATAATCAAAGTTTGTTCTTGTCTTCTAGATTCTGAATAATGGGTGCATTGTTTTACACCTGGAGGCCAGGTTTTTGCAGCAAGTTTCAGTGCTTGTTCTTCAGTCATATCACCCGTACAGAATTGATGGTGGTGGTAGTCAAATACAATAGGAATACCAACAACTTTGTGGACGCCTTCGTATAAATCTATTACTGAATACATTGAAGCTTTGTCATCATTTTCTACTGTGAGTCTTGCTTGTGCTGATGGTTGTAAACGCTTAAAGTTTTTGCAAAACCTATTTAGTGCAGATGGTTTATCTCCATATGCACCGCCCACATGTATATTTATTTTTGCAGCAGGTGATTGCGGTAATTCCATTAGGTCAAGTATTTGTGCTGTTTTATCTAATTCATTTATAGCATTTGATACTACTTTTTCGCTTGGAGAAGCAAGTACACAAAACTGTCCTGGATGAAAGGATAATCTTTGATCGTTATCCATAGCAAGTTTACCAACGGCTTTAAGTAAAGCACGTATTTCTTGATAATCTGGTAGATCTGATAGTTTATATTCTGACATCCAAGGCATCATATCACTTGACATGCGATAAACCTTTATATTATTTTCGTTATTCCAATTTACAATTTTTAGTAAATTAGTAATATTAATTAGTATTAATTCAGAAGCATAGTCAATACCTTTGGCATCAAATGTTCTTCTTATCATACTTCTATTGCATGATATACCTTGTTCTGATAAGGCCATATTTATACACGCGTATCCTAGTCTTTTTGCCATAGTTTAATTTTTATATAGGTTAATATAATCAATTTGTTTTAAATAAAAAAATTCTGAGTGAAAAGTTATTAACATTATTTCCAAAATAGTTGTACACATATTATGCCTGCTGATAAGATTAATGAAGTAAGTGTTTTTAAGGTTATACCTTCTCCCATAAAAAACCAAGTTAAAATTGCATATGAGCTTATTCCTAGTGCAAAGCCTACGAATCTTCCAGGCCATAATAGACCATCAAAATGCTCTACTGCATATTTAGTTGCCAGTATAAATGAGTATGATATTGCGGTACCCATTGTTATTGATAAAATTAGTGGATTTTTTTCGAACCATTTCCAAAGAAATTGTCCATTAGTTTGAAACCATATTAGGGTTTGTCCAAATAAAAACAGGACGATTGTTAGTGTAAGCTTGCTCATAATTTAATTATTAGTTGTTATTTAGTTAATTGTTATTATATATAAATATAAACAATTTTTATCAAATAAAAAAATCTGAGGTGTTTTATTTTGAAAGTTTTTTAAGTTCTTTAATTACTAGGTCTTGTAAAAGTGATTTTAATTTTTCAATGTCTTTTTTTCTTCTATCTAAATGTGCATTAGGATCGTATTTTGGTCGACCTACGGTGTGCTTTGTAAATGATCCAGTTCCTTGAAATAAATCTTCTTTTTTTTGTGATTTTGCCATTTTACCTCTTTACCCTAATATAAATTACTTCATGTACAACTGTGTCTATTCTTCTAAGGCCTGTATCGTTTGTTAATAATATGGAATTCCTATAATTATTCCAGTCTAATTGGTAAGACGTATCTAATACACCGTTGTTTACTATTTTTATACATTCATTTAATGCATTTATAGTATATAGAGTATTTGTTTGTTTTTTTCTATGTAAAGAAATAGTGTCTTGTAAAATTACTACATCTCCAGTAGAATCAATGTTATATGTACACATTAGCTCTCGTGTATCAGACTCATTTCTAAGTACAAATAGCTTATTATACAGAATATCATATGCATCTATAATATTATCAATACTTTTTGATAGTGCTTGAGTATTTGTAAATGTACATAGTAGTTGTGTTTTCATTATTTATATACCTCTTTTGTTGCTATATCTAATTCTTTTGCTAAATCTGGATGCAATCTCATTTCAAACTTAATAGAACCACCACCATATCCTCTTCCATCTTGTCGTATTACGATATTTGCTACTCTTACAGGCTCTTTACCTTTTATTTTATATACTAAATATGGTTCACCATCGTCACTTTTCTTTACACTAAGGTTTTCTTTTAATGTATCAAAATCTGATGTACCAAATATTTGTTTCATCGTTTCCTTATCTAATGACATATCTCCAATAGCCATTGTTTCTTCTCCTTCTGAGACAGCTTTTAACGGAAACTCTTCTTTTATATTTTTTATCAATCCTTCTCTAACTTTAGGATTTGTATTAAATTGTTCTATTACATCTTCTTGCATTTTTCTATGTGCAATATCATCATCTTTTAAATATTTTATTGCTGCTTTGTTGCCATCTTCAGCTTCTTTTTTAATTGCCTTTAATATAGCTTTAGATTTCGATCTACTACCTTTTCCAGATTCTGTTGAATTTATTTGAGATTCTAATCCTGCTTGGGCTTTTGGAGTTAAGATAGCTTTAGCTGCTGAAACTAATCTTGATCTTTCGTTTTTAGAATATTCTTTAGGATCTGTTAGAGTACCTAGTAATTCTGGATCCCAATCATTTACCATATCTCCTAAGCCTGAATTAATGAAGTTTATATTTTTATCTTTCTTAAGAGATATCTCATCCAATACCTCCTCGCCATTAGGTTTTCTAATTTTTAAATACATGTCTGTAGAAAAGCCTTTATTCTTTTTATAATCAGACAATCCCATAGCCTCTACTTCACCTTCTGCATCCCATGAACTTCCAGCAATTTCTACACCTTCACCATATTGTTTTTTAACTCTATCTAATATAGCTTTTCTAGATTTTCTTGTGGCAGTTATCCAACTTTTAGTAATAATTCTTGTTCCTTCTTTTTTAAGTTTTGGATTATTTTCAATTTGCAATCGTTCATGTTGTTCTAAAGATGTCATGAATTCTTCAAATTCTTCGTCTGTCATTGCAGATCCTACCATTGTCATAAGCTCTCCTGCTTGAGCACTAATTCGGCCTGCGCCACCAGGAAGGTCTGAAAAGTATTTCCAATTTGATGTTTCTTTGTTCGCTTGTGTATTCATCATACGCTCAAGAGCCTTTGCGTATCTTTTTGGAAACTTTGGATTGTTTGATATACTTTCAGGTAATTTATATGGAGGAGGAATAGAATTTGTTTTGTTTTTATTTGCAAAATCTACATCTCCTGTTGGTGAAGTGTCTAATTCTTTATTAAATTCAGCAGTTTCTGATGGGTTACCTTTTAAAAGGGTCTTATCTTTTCCAGATATTTCTATTTTTGGTTGTGTATTAGAATCTTTAGAAGAGTCTGTATTTGTTTCGCCATCTGGTTTATTAGTTTTTTCAGAATCAAAATCCTTTCTTTCATAGTCTCCATCCTTTGCTGAAAGTGTTTGAGAATTTGTTTCTTCTTCTGATTCTCCATCACTATCCACAGCTACTAGTTTACCACTATCATTTTTATGCGTTATGAAGTCATCTTTTTCTTTACCGTAACCTTTTCCTTTCCATACAAGACCCATTTTCTCAGCTTTTTCTTTTTCTTTATCATCTAAAGCTTCTGTGTCATGTTCTCCATCCTCTCTAAGTTGTTGTAGGTATTCTAAAATAAATTCTTCATTGTATTTTAGGTCTCGTAATGTAGCTTCTAATATTCCTAAGTGGTCTCTGTTTTTAGGGTCTGGGCATCCATCATTAACGCGCCAAGCCCAATCTTTAATTAAATCGTCTAAGAATAAATTTTTCATAACAGTTCCTCAATCTATAAATATCAAGAAAATTTTAAAGAAACATCTTTTAGGTCACCATAATTACAACCAACACTTATTCTAGTTGGATACTTCATAGCTTGTTTTATTTGTAAAACTAAAGCTTTTCCATCATCCATATCAAAATCAAATGTAAAACTATCATAAGTATATAATATAAATTTACTATTGTATTCTTTTAAAACCGATATTACCCTTTCCATTGCTTCAGAATTTAATTCTGTTTCAGCTGACTGGATGTAATAATTAAACAGTTTTTGAGGATTCATTTTTCCAATAGTAGCTTGATATACTTTTCTATTATATAAGTATGTTTTATAATGGTTTTTTAACTTCCATTCTTCCCAAAATTTAAAAATAAAAGTGTTTACTTTATTAAAAAATGGTATTTCTAAAAATTCTTTTGGAATTCCGCCATATAAAAGTTGAAAACTTATCTGCTTAGCTTCTGAGTATTGTTTTTCTGTTAGATTATCAGTTGCAAAATATTGTTTTCCAAGATATTCGTGAATAGACCCGTTAGGTAACTTATAGCCTATAATATCAGCTATTATTCTAAGATGGTATGCGTCATAATCTAACTCTAGAATTCCACCATTGGTAAATCTACTAACATACTTATTTCTACTACCATTACTTTTATTTAGTGCTGCATAATTAATTTTATTAAATGTATTACTTGGTCTACCAGTTAAGGTATATGGATTATAGTATGAATACTCGGTTTCTCCTAGTGTATGTAATCCTGATGCTTCAATTGTAGATAGGCTAGACATAAACGCTAAAAGTTTATTATATCCTAAGTCATCTGATGGTTGTTTATCTATTATATATCTAATCTTTATTTCTAGTTCTTGGCAATATTCTACGTGCTTATATATAGGAATTATTTCATTAATATTGTTCTTATTCCAATACATTGAATATAATTTACCGTGTGCTTTAGTATAATTTTGTTCTATTTTTTTACCACAGTAAAAATATGATAGAGAATTAACACAGTGTACATTTTTAAGGCT